ACATCACCAGCAGAAACTTTTTTACCATCTGCAACTGTATCTCTAAGAATTAAAACTTTCATTTTGCTTTCCTTGTTTTTTGAAAGGGCAGTAGAGAAAACCCCTACTGCCTTTTCAGTTGTTAACACCATCTATTAGCTTGCGTTACAGAAAGATACTGCGTGTCTTACAGCTATATCTACAGATTGGAGTGCCACAATTCTGACAGTTCCAGAAGTAGAGTTAGAGTAAGGATCAACAGTAATGTCTAAACCACCAAAGAACCCAATTAATAGGTCATTGAAGTTTCCGAACACATAGTTGTTAGCAGTTAATTGGTTAGAAATAACTACAGGATAGCCATTTACTTGCCCATTTTCTGCTACAAACAAACCACTACCTGAATCTTTAGCAGTAGTTTTTAGAGTTCCATAGTTAGTAGGATTAATGATGTAAGCTAAGTCGCCCACCAAAGCATTATCAACAGCTACAGCAGTTTCAATTGAAACCATTTCTGCGAAAGTAGGTGCAGCAGCACTACTTAAAGAAACAGTATTGATACCTGAAGTGTTTGTGATCCCACGAGGGTTTCCAGAAGAACCACTACCTTCTAAAGCACCATCATCAATTGCAATTGCCATTGATTTAGCTAAGTCATCACGAATTAAGTTTTCAACATCTAAAGATGATTGAAGCATTAATTGTCTAGTAACGTCTGTGTGTACACCTACAGTTTTTGGAGACATAGTTACAGAACCAATTACCATTTCAGACTCACCTGATGCACCACCTTCAGCGCTAATAAATGCAGCAGAAGCAGCAGATGTTTTCTTAGGAATCTTAACATCGCCTTGTAGTCCATTTAGGTTAGTAGCCAATGGCATTACAGCAGATGCGTTTCTAAGAGCATCAATAAAGCTTTCAGGTCTGAAGTCTTGACCAACAAGACCAGCATCGTCAGACGCATTTAGGTCTCTTGTGTTCCAGTTGCTCATTACTTCAGGCGGAAGCATAATTCCTTGTGCAGTTCTGCCATAGTGTTTAGATGCTTCTTCTGAACATTCAAATTCAAATTCAGCTTCTCTTTGTGCTTGTCTATCAGTTGGATTTGCTAAAGCATTAATTGCTTTCATAATCGAAAACTGACGTACTTCTTTTTTAGTCATGCCAATTTCAGGAGTTTCTAAAGGCTTATCAGTCGCTATTTGGTCTAATAAGATTCCTCTAAATTCTTCTACTGAGTTGCCATCTTGAATAGCCTTGTCAGCTAAATCCCTTCTGTTGTGTCTAACAGCTAAGTCCATAATTTCTTTAGAATTTCTAACAAATTCGGCTTTAGCTTCAGCAACAGATTGTTCTCTAACTTCATCAAGGTTTATTTCATTTTTAACTTCTTCAGTCATAGTATTTACCTTTATGGTTGTTTGTTTTTGTTTATCTTGAGAACGACCTACTCCAACTTCAGATGAAGAATCTGCTGGAATTGAAACAACGCTCACTTCAAGCGGAGTTGTTCTAACTCTAAACATAGGTCTATCATCTTTCATTTCTTTCATTCGTTCCATGCCATTTATTTTATATCCAACGCTGATGTTTTGACGTATACCATCTCGCACGTCTTGATATATTTCTTCTGCGAGTTCACTTCGACCAAAGCGAACTATTGCCTTCGCACTTTTTGTTGCAGAATCAATTTCGTATCTTTCGACCACACCAATCTGTTTCTTCATGTCGTGATCTAAGAGTAAAGGAGACCTACCACTACCAATAAAGCTAGTGTCAATATCCTCTTCAGAATGTGAGATTATCTCCATGCCAAAATCTCTTTCAACAGGTTCTTCGGAACTAACTCCGATTCTCACTCTTCTATTTTCTTCATCGATATAAGATGCTCTTGAAAGGTCTAGAGTTCGATAGACAATATCGGACTTATCTAGTCTTTCTTCTTCATCTTTATCTTCTTCATCATGGTATGGTCGAGATTCCATCATTTCTTTGTCATCATCTTCCATACTTTCCATCATATCCTCATGCTTCGCAAACGATATTACATAAGTATCGTCTGTTTCCTCTACATTGAGAATATGTCTATCTTCTTTATATTCCATAGATTTATCCTCTTTGTTTTTGGTTGATAAAGGATGCCCTTCAGGTAGTAAGTCTGTGTCATGCTTTCCTGAACGAAAGCGACCATTACGCAGGGCATACAAGTAGCTATTAATTCTTGCTGCTGCCCATTGCTCAGGACTACTTACTGAAGGTCTTACAGAAGCTGGATTAGTCTTATAAGCACCAATCCCTCTTTCATAAACTTTTG